CGTTATCGCTTTTCAAATGCTCGCGCTTTGCAAACCAAGGGCCAGATACTATATGGACATCCGCCTGTCTGGTCCTGTCGTTAGTAACCTCGATCCTATCCCCGTGCCGCGCCGCGCCTTTAACCATTGACTCTGCTTGCCTGACTTGATGCGGCATTCCATAATTACAATGAAAAACGATTTTACTCATCCGCGCCCTCCGCCATTAGTCTCCGCAGCGTTTTAGTGTAAAGCATCATTGCCCCACTAACCTCATGAGGGTCCGGCTTGCCGTGGAACACCACCACACGATCGCTCTCCCTAACCCCGCCTAAACAATGATACTTGTACGACACGATATTAGGTATACGAACCCAGTCATCATCTAACAACTCCCATAAGTAGCACTGATCGCCGTGTAGTCGCTTAGAATCCGCCTCAAAATCAAAACGATCAAATGGTTCTCTATATGTACCATCCCACGCCATCACGGACGACTGAATTCCGCCGTGACCAGACCGTGCCCAGTTTGCCGGGGCCGCAAAATTACATTGCGCGTACTCAACCAAGTAATCAAGATTGCCTGATATCACAACATCCAAGTCGAAGTATAGACTCGGACCATTAGCGATGCCGAATAAGTTTAGTTTGCTCCACCAGCCAGACCACTCAGGCATTAACGGCTTTACGCATGTGACGCCTTCTAAGTCGCTATCTGTCACGCAAATAAAATCGTAATCATGGGTGATGTTGTTTTTAATCGACTCCTGTAGCGCGTACACGTAAGCCTTGTCGTACTTATCACCCCAGTAGACGCAATATATTTTTAATTTCATAGTAGTATGTTCGGTTGTTTGGATAGGACATACTACACCCGAAACGCATCGCTATCAATTTATAAGCCCTATAACTTTATTAACATAATGGAGTCACCTAAATCGTTTAGGCTCATTTTTTCAATATACTTCATTTCTATCTCTGGCGGTTGATCCTCCCTGTATCTCAACCGGTCGGTCATCATTAGGTATTCAGACCCGCTCGCCTTTATATTCCTAATCGCTGCTTGGCAGTGTTCAAAAGGTAAGTGATTAAGCACCCATAAACATAAAATCAAGTCGCAGCCCTCTGGAATTTGCTTAACCACGTCAAACTCGATAACCTCCGGCAGCCTTGGAACCAAGTCGTAAGGCGTGTAATCAACATCCCAGTCAACGCTATTAATCCAGTTCAAATCACCAGCACCGATATCCGATACCGTACTAATTTCGTATTTCTCAACTATCATCGGCATCCATTCCCTCTGCGCTTGAGTCGCTTTCATTTTCGAACCAAACCCGCACGGTGTTTCTGGTAATCCACCGGTCCAGCCGGTTATATACTTGTCAACTTCCGTAATAATATCAGACATAACTTGTACCATATTCCTCTATCGCTTCATCCAGACACATCATCGGAAAACATCTCAACGCGCTATCCGGCGTGCAATTAATAATTTTAATCCCGTACTCCTCCGGATATATCGTCTCCATCTCTTTAATCAATCCAGTCAACTCGCCATTAACACCTGTTTTAGGCCAGTGTTGCATCGATGCAGGATACTCACCGAAGTAATGCCGCGGCATCGTATAGCTCTTATTATCAAGCTTGCCGCCGTAACGCATATCCCACCCAACGAGAAGCATGACCTTGCATCCGTAATGGTACGCCAGATTAACGACTTGCGGCCCTGAGCCATGGTGCGCCGCCACACGCGACTTATCACGCGACAGCCCCGCTATCCATCGCTCCTCGATGTAATTAACGCCTTCCCATTTATTCTCCAGCGCCTGCGGCCTAGTCGTCCACTTGTCGCATGGGTATATTCTAGCGTCTCTCTCATAGTAATCCCAGAATTCCGAATTACACCCCAAAACGACATCGGCACCCAATCTGTATGTCAGGTTTGCTCCGAATCGTTTAAATCCCTTGGTCTTCTCTATAACGTCATCCGTCAGACTTGGACCCGTGCCCATGATAACGCCAACCCGCCTATCATCGCTCGAAAAAAGCCCATCAAACGCTAACTTATAATCAATCATCCGCGCGCACGCATTTGGCCTTGCTTATGTATGTGTCAGTGTGGATGTCGGTTGTGGCGTTTATAGCCTCGTAGCACGCCGTCATACTCTTAACTGGAAACTTTAATTCGTCCTCGATCCACTCACCGCCTGATAAGGCGAGGATGCTAATCACTAAAAAATAGCTCATTATTCGAATATCTTGTCTATTGTTGTTTTAGGGAAGCAATTAACCGCCGAAAATCGCGAGCAATTGATAATATTTATGCCTGATGTAATTGTGGACCATCCATCGATAAATTTCTGAAAGGGCGAGCAAATATCAAAATGATTTGGATGACCGCCAAAATACGATCCGCAGCAATCGACTCCTAATAATAAAATTGTCTTTGCGCCAAAGATTGCCGCAAGGTTTGCGGACTGAAACGCGCTATTCCCACCACCATCAATGCCATAGTGGATGCGATCCCTACCAAAATCAGGCCGCTGTATACTATCAACACGATTAAGCAAATAATCACCGCTAGGATTATTTGTAGGATTTTCAAGATCATTTATAGAGTACCTCTCACCTTTAAAATTGAGCAGGACATCATCGTAATTGACATCCCACCACCGCTTATCGCACGCGTAGATTATATCAGCGTCAGGCATCAACCGAAACGAGTCATTGACTACGATTGTCTTGGTTTTCGACCGCGCGGTTTCGCAATCTGCTTTTGTGAGACTGGAACCTGACCCGATAACAGTCCAGATATCGCCTCCTTTAATTTTATCGGCTTTTTTGTGGTCTCTATTATCTCCGCCGCGCATCCGGCTTCATCGACCAAATGTCTCAAAAAATCCTCGCTGTATTTCTCGCTTGTCAATATATCGCCTTGGGTGAACGTCCCAAACGGCGTCGTTACACTTCGACCTTGTATTGATATTTTCATAATTCCCCTTATAAAAAAAGGGAGGCATAAACCTCCCCCTTCCTTACATCATTTAGAGACTAAATTAAATAGTCGCTTTAATAAACGCGCTAGGTCGATATACGCAAAAAGCGATACGCTCCTCAGCCCGGATTGTCACCATGTTTTTCTGAAAGTTTGTGCTGTCTTCCAAAGAAACCTCAACACTTGCCGCTTGTCGGTCCTTGATCTCGCAACCCATTCCGAACGATCCAACAACAACTTGGCCGGATGTCATGGAGTTGCTGACTACAACAGGAACGCCCCATAGACGCGGATTGGACATCTCGCGCGGATTACCCACAACGTAGCGATCATCGGAAGTTCCGACTTTACGCACATCGATATCATACCAATCCTGCGGATTCATCACGATATAATCAGGCATTCCGTACTCAGCAACGTGGGCCTGTTTAATCATCTCGCGAACGATATCAAGCTCGTTAGTCAGTTGTGGAGACTGCACCGTGTACGCGGTTGACTGGGTATGGAATCCATTCAAGTTTCCATTAATACCAGAACCGGTAACTAGTTGAGTTTCTTCAACCAACTTCAGACCGTACATCAATCGACCGTTGATAAATGACGCCAAACTAGGACTATCATCTAATACCTGTTTAGATGCCGGAATGAAATGCGCCAGTGTAGTAACCGCAGCCGTTGAAAGCGTAAACGTAATGCCGGACTCCGCCTTTGTCACGTTCTCAAACGCTTCTGGAGAACCACCGACTTGTGGACCAGCGTTGTTTGTGAACACGTTCTCTTTCACGAACTCGATCAGGTTAGAACTGGTGGCGCTTGAAGGAATAATGTCGCGAATAGATAACATTCGGTTAGGTTCCGTGGAGACCCCACCTAATCTATCGGCAGGAACTAACGGCTGGTTTTGACCCGTCGCGTTAATTATTGCCGTTTTAATATCCAGACGCGCGCGACCAGACCGACCCTCAGCCATCATCTTAAACTGATCAGAATCAAGGAATGATTTACCGATGTCTACGCGACCCTCTTTGCTCTCAACCGTTGGCAGCCCTTTTTGCTCAATACTAGACAAACGCTCAAGCATTGCATCCAACTTTTCGCTGTGCGCCTCAATTTGAGATTTAGTCTCGTTAGCAACCACGCCAGCGCTTTTTGCTTCTTCGCCGGCCTTTACCATATCCGCCTTAAAGCCGTCCATCTTTTCTACGATGTCAGACTCTAGGTTCGATTTAGTCATTACTGTGTCACGCAACAACTCCGCTAATTCTTGCTTATCCATTTTGAATACCCTGTAAAATATAAATTAAACGCTTAACCAAAGATTCTTTTTAAATCTTTTGATGTCGCGGCTTGCTTTAATATGCCCCTAATTTCATCATCAACTAAACTCTCAGCGTCACGCTGATTATTAAGTTTCTTGATGCGGCTTAGGAAACACTTAGCCGTCGATCTGGAGAACCCTGCATCGCGCAAGATAGACTCCGCGTCTTTTAATTCTGTAATACTTTCGATGTCTTTAATAAACTCATCCGACTTAACCATTGAAACAACCGCCTTATCGTTGGCCGGCATACTTACAATGGATATCTCTCTCAAGTCTATTGACTCAATAATTCTGTTATCATCCTTCTGGTGAGACCCGCCCTTCGGAATCATAAAACCAATGCTCAGCCCGGCAATTGCGCCATGCTTCAGGCTTGCGTAAGTGTCAGACGCCAGACTGTGATTGGGAGTGAACTCACCCACGACCTTCAGCCCTATATCATCCTCATTAATCGACTTCCATACGCCTATAACTTTGCTCGGATCGTGACTATGAAGCATTGGAATATTGCTATTTCGAGACAGGCTCTTATTAAAAGCGCCCTTCTTTATAATATCGCCGTAGCTATCGACATTCCCGTTAACAGACCCATAGCCGGAGAACTGCCCCTCGTCAAGCCCGTCAAGTTTTAGCTCGCATCGAGCTAAATCATTATACTTCTTAGTTAGCATAGTGTTCCACGTCTCCTAGTTTGTTTATGTCTGTTAAGTTAACTTGGACCGTTAATATGTCGCCGCCCTCGACAGGCTGGTCATTGTTGATCCTCCTGATTTCGTTTCGAGTCTTCAAACCGTTTTGAACCCAACTGGAATGAAGCGCGCCCTTCGCAACGGAATCCATTTTAATGAATTGCGTGGTGTCATGGTCCGCAAATGTCTTGTTATCGAATACTAGGCTAGATTTTATCGCGCTTTCCCATTCGTCCACGTAATCCTGTAGCGTGAATGTCAGGAACGACAGCAATTGCTGCTCAAATGACGCGGGCCACGCGCTAGTTGCGCCACCGCCGCCGATCATAACCTCCGGCACACCGAAAAACCTCGCGATCTCGGACACCTGAAACCCTCGCGTCTGTATCATCTGCATGACATCAGGATTCACGTTGTCACTCTCGTACTTAACGCCGCCCTCCAGAATCCATAATTTTCCCTTATTGAACGCCGTCTCGCTCATTCCAGAGTATAATTCTTTAGCTTGCTCGCGCTGTGCCTTGGTTAGCCACGTATCAAACATCAAATGGCCGCCACCTGAGCGCCCACCATTAGCGAACTGCTTTGCAGCGAACACATCCGCCGACACACTCAGCCCGTAGCTCTCACGCGCGTAGTCGTTACGCTCAAGCCCTACGACACCATCGGTGCCGAGGCCTTTCAAGTGTAGCACCGACTTGGACGACAATACCCGGACACCCTCTTTCATCTGGTAGTGATAAACCAACTCACCATCCGAAATATAAGGCGTCATCCGGTTAGGCCTCAGCGGAATAATGGCAACCGGTCGATCTCCATTGTAAAAGATCTCGGCATAAGCGTTGGACCATAGAACCAACTGAGTTGTCATGGCCTTTCTAAAATCTCGCGGCTTCATCATCGCGTTAGGCGATCGATTGAATAAGTAGTTCAGGTAATGATTATCCGCTACCGGCTTCCTACCGGCTGGAGTCTTTTCGTAAAAATCCAAAGGCAGGGAACAGACACTATTAACTATGTAGTTCGTGCAAGCCCATACCGCAGATAGCGACATTGCACGCTCGTCCGTCACCGAGATGCCAGCATCGGTTGATATACCACCAGCAGCCCCTATTTGCTTACCCTCATCAGGGTTGGTTATATTACCCCCTCGCAGCGCCGCCATGATATTACCGAATATACTCATTAATTAATTTTCTCTATATGTTATTTAGAAATGAATCCAAACCAGATCCGGTATCCGTGTGCATCAGCCGGCCAATCGCCATAATTAGCGCAACCGCGCCATCAATCTTATTGTCGGGCCGCTCTTTTCGTGGGAAGATATTATCCTTGGCATCCACCTTAGCCACGACGTTGGACATCATCCAACTCAGTACCGGGTTCCCGTCGTGATGAAGCCTCTTAGACTCTATCGCCGCCTCAAGCTCAAACATCGCCGGCGACATATTAGCCACCGTGTTGCGAAACTCGACGGCCGTAGCGCCCTCGGAGACCAACCCCTGCGCCAATTGAGTCGCTCGCCACGGGTCATATACAACCTCGTTAACCGAATACAGGGCCATCTGCTCTACTATATCGGCCTGAATCTCATTAAAGTCTATCTCATCGCCATCAGTCGCCGACATATGACCGGAGTTAACCCACCCCTGATACACTTTACCCGCATCGGAGTATACGCGAGACTCAGGCAAATAGAAACGTGAAAAAGTGTAATAATGACGTTTCTCATCGATTACTCGCATAAAAACCTGTAGAAACGCCGTGACATCAATCCTGCTAGCTAAATCCAAAGAAAATATGCAAGTATCATTAGTAAAGTCATCGATCGACAGGCCGTCGTCACACAAAGAGTTCCACGTCTCCATGTTCAGCCATGCGGTGTGGGCGCCGACCCATACGTTCAAATGCTTCCGCTTGAACGCGTTCTGTTTTGCCGGGGTTCTCATCGCCGCCTTTTGATTCTCGATCAGGAATTCGGCGCTAACCGACACGTCGTAATTGGGATTCGCTTTGCGTAACACAGCAGGATCGGTCCAGTCGTCACCCTCGTCGATTCCAAACATCATCACAAACGCCCGGTCGTCATCGAACACGCCGTCAAGCATCTTTATGTAGTCCGCCTCAGCCTGATGGCAAGGACCACCATTAGAACTGCCGGCCGTGGTGATCTTTAGTAGCAGCGGCTGAGTCCGCGCGCCCATACCGGTCGCCATCGTCTCCGCCATATTATCCGTGTCATGCTCATGATACTCATCGATGATCGCGCACGACGGGCTAGATCCGTCTCGCGGGTTCCCGATCATAGGCTCAAATTTTGAGTTATCAGATTGGACCACTAGAGTCTTTGCGTTCACATCCACGCCAAAGGCATCACACAGGTCCGGTGTCTTTTGGCACATAATCCTAGCCGGGCCGAATACTTCCCACGCCTGACGCTCTGACGTGGCCCCAGAGTATATCTCCGCCCCGTACTCGCCGTCAGCCGCGAGCATATACAATCCGATTCCAGCCGCTAGGATTGATTTTCCATTCTTGCGGGGGATCTTTAGGTAGCAATCACGAAACCGTCGAAGCCCCTCGTCATCAACCCAACCAAATAAGTTGAAGACAATGAAGACCTGCCACGCCTCAAGCTTTAAATTTTGTCTACCCGCCGCCCACTTACCCTTAGTGTGAGGTAAGTTCTCTAGGAAGTAGCAGGCATTCCCGCCCCTCTCGACGTCAATACTGTACCGGAACCCTTCTCGCTCAATATCGTCTAAGAACCGCTGGCACGCCTGTATTTCTTGCTTGCAACCCACGCGCACGCCGCCCACAACGTCGGTGGCGTACTCAATAGACGCATCAAGATAATGATCCATTAGACGTTGTTATACTTCTCGCCGGTCGTTTCTAATGTAGCCTCTTGACCAGTGAACTCCTGCCATCTCTTAATAATCACATCGCAAAATTTTGGATCGAACTCCATAATAAAAGACTTCTTATTGTATTTTTCCGCCGCAATTAATGTGGAGCCAGACCCACCAAAATAATCCGCTATCGTATCCGAAGTAAGATTAAACCTTTTAATTATCCACTCCATAAGGCTGACAGGTTTCTGTGTTGGATGAACTCTATTGGTTTTTTCGCTTGCTTGGGTAAATTGTCGCACAACACTTCTAAAATTAGCCCACGCCAACTCGCAATCTGTCTGGTCGCTTTGCCCGTTGTTCTTATCCCATACGATCCAACACTCACTATCCGGAAGCGCTGAGCAATAATAATTAGCGCCCCACCATATCTGTTTTGAATCTGGATACAACCCATTGATTAACTTGAACGCGTCTTTAGCCACGTCTGGATTATCATCACCCAGAATATCAGTTCCATAGTTACTTTTTAGAACTGATGACTTTGAGACAGCATTCATTCCGTAAGGCGGGTCGGTGTGTATTAGGTCTGGATATACTCCACACATAAGAGCCTCCACCGCGTCGATACTCGTACTATCCCCACACATTAACCTATGGTTGCCCAGTATCCAAACATCACCCTCAACCGTTTTGGGATTGTCCACCAAGTCTGGCACGTCATCATCATCCGTTAATCCATCAGCCGGCTCCACGCCGAGAATAGACTCCAACTCTTCGTCATCAAATCCCACCAAATCCGTAAGCTCGCCAAGATCGCTAAGCTCTAATTTAAGCAGATCATCATCCCAACCAGCGTTCATCGCTAATTTATTGTCGGCGAGTATGTATGCCTTGCGCTGATTATCATCTAAATGATCCAAGCATAACGTGGGGACCTCATTCATCCCGAGTTTACGTGCGGCCATAAGCCTACCATGCCCAGCTATTATCACGTTATCGCCGGACACTAATATCGGGTTATTAAACCCAAACTCTTTAATTGACGCCGCCACCTGAGCAACCTGTGCATCACTATGCGTTCGCGCGTTATTAACATATGGGATTAATTCGCTTACTTTTACGTTTTTAATTATCATGCTGATTTTTTAGTTATTTTTGAAAATGGGTTGTTGTTTTCTTCTTTCGGCGCTGTGGCAGATACCTTGGTTCTTGACGCCGGGGTCATTCCAAACTCAACCAGCATTTTGTTCATTGCCGCTAAAGATCTTTCCGCGACCGCAAAATACGGTGAACGAACCGGGAACCCACTTGGCCCCTTGATAACAGCGCCGTGCCTCTTAACTTTTTGCACGGCATCAACCCATGTCGCGTAGGTTTCGCAATACGCCGCCAGAGCAGTCGAGTCAATATTTGTCATTATGTTAGCACTGAGCAACTGTTCCAAGGTTTTATCCCAATGCTTTTGGGCCACGCTCGATA